TCCGCGGTGCAGTCCACCAGCACGGGCAACACCCGGACTGGCAACTCCACCTCGGCGCTGACGACGACCGTTCAGACCGCAGCAGCGGCCTTCCGCGTCGTGGCTCTCGTCGCCCCCCTCGGCGATGCGTTCCAAGACGTGCTGGTCAAGTTCAACCCCGGCCAGCACAGATACCTCAACGCTGTCGGCATCTGACCAAGCCGTCAGCAACAAGGAGCAACAAACATGGCCATCTCACGCGCACAACTGATGAAGGAGCTGCTTCCCGGGCTGAACGCACTGTTCGGTCTGGAATACAAGCAGTACCCGGAAGAGCACAAGGACATCTTCGAGACGGAGAACTCCGAGCGCTCGTTCGAGGAAGAAGTGAAGCTCTCGGGCTTCGGCGCCGCTCCGGTGAAAGCCGAAGGCGACGCGCTCAGCTACGACAACGCACAGGAAGCGTTCACCTCGCGCTACGTCCACGAGACGATCGCGCTGGGCTTCAGCGTCACCGAGGAAGCCGTCGAGGACAACCTCTACGACTCGCTCTCGGCGCGCTACACCAAGGCACTCGCGCGAGCGATGGCCTACACCAAGCAGGTGAAGGGTGCGGCGATCCTGAACAACGGGTTCAGCGGCTCGTTCCTCGGCGGCGACGGCGTGTCGCTGTTCGGTGTCAACGCTGCAGCGACCCGTGTCGGACACCCGCTGGTCGGCGGCGGCGTCAACTTCAATTCCCCGCCCACGGGCGTGGACCTGAACGAGACGGCGCTGGAAGCCGCGATCATCCAGATCGCCGGCTGGACCGATGAGCGCGGTCTGCTGATCGCGGCGCTCGCGCGCAAGCTGGTGGTGCCGCCGGCCTACCAGTTCACGGCGGTGCGTCTGTTGCAGTCGGAGGGCCGCACCGCGACCGCCGACAACGACATCAACGCGATCCGCAACATGTCGGCGATCCCGGGCGGCTACACGGTGAACCACTACCTGCTGGACACCAACGCTTGGTTCATCAAGACCGACGTGCCCAACGGGCTGAAGCACTTCAACCGTGTCGCCCTCAAGACCGGCATGGACGAGGACTTCGACACCGGCAACTGCCGGTACAAGGCCCGCGAGCGCTACAGCTTCGGCTGGTCCGATGCGCTCGGCATGTGGGGCTCGGCCGGCTCGACCTGAGCTGCGTTCGAGACTGCGCGAAAAAGGGGCCCTGCGGGGCCCCTTTTCATGGCAGACTACGACTGCCCCCGGGAAATCACCCCATCGCGCTGCGACTGGCCCGGCAGACGACATGCAGACTCAGCGTGATCACTCGCATGTGAGGCTCTATGGCTGCGACCCATTTCTCCGGTCCCGTTGTCTCGGTGGCCGGCTTCGTCGGCGCGCTCCTGCCGCCCGCAGGTGTCGGCTACGGCATCCTCTTCACTCCGATCGCCACCTCGGCGCTGCCGCCGGCTTCTGTCGCCCTCACGGGCGCAGTCGGTTTGATCAACGACAACGGCGCCGGCAACAACGAGTACTGCCTCGTGATCTGCACGGGCGCCGCGTGGGTTACGGCCATCGGCGCAGCGCTGACGTAAGGGGTCCGCAATGGACACCGATGTCACAGCGTTTCGCATCGCTGGCGTAGCTGCTGGCCTGCTCTACACGGGCAGTTTGCGGCTCAAGGGCCTCGTCTTCTGCGGCACAGGTGCTGGCCAGTTGGAGCTGCGTGACGGGCTCACCAATGCCGGGCCCGTGATGCTCACGCTCGACATCGTGGCGGGCACGGGCAGCATCCTCCTTCCGAGCGGCGGCATCCGCTTCAGGACGGGCCTCTTCGCAACCACCACGGGCCTGTTCGTTTCGGCCAACATGTTCGTCGGCTAGGAGCAGTCATGCGCAAGAAATTCAAGGACTTGGGTGCCCCCGGCTTCGCGAAGGGCGGCGAGGTCGCCAAAGAGCTGAAGTTCATGAAAGACAAGGGTGCGCCCAAGTCGATGATCAAGGCCGAGAAGAAGGAGCACGGCTTGCCGGCCTTCGAGGGCGGCGGCTCATCCGGTGGTGGCTCAGCCGGCAGCGCCGGCAAGAGCCGCTTCGTCGGCCACGGTGCGTTCAACTTCGGCAAGGGCAAGGCCAAGCCGTTCGCTGAGGGCGGCTCGATCGACGACGACACGCGCTCGCGTGCGATGGCGTGGGTCGAGAAGCGCCGGGCACAGCAGGACGCTGAAGGCGCTGGCGACGCGAGTGCGGCCGAAGCCTCACCGGCTGCGACTCCGGCCCGTCGTCGGGCTCCTGCGGCCGCTGCTGCGGCACCGAAGCCGGTGGTCGAGCAGAAGACCACGACGATCTACAGCAACGAAGGCAAGGGCAAGGCTGCACCGGCACCGGCAGCGCGCGACACGACCGGCTTCGCGGAGACGATCTTCAACGCGATCAAGCCCAGCTCTTCGGCATCGCCCGGCACTGCGCAGCTCGCGCAGCGGGCGGCGCGCACGGAGTCGGCGAAGCGGATCGCGGCGACGAAGGCCAGTGCCGACGAAGAGGATGCCAACGCGCGGCCCGAGGGCTACAAGCGCGGCACGCGCATGCGGCAGACGGGTATGGGCCCGATGCCCTTCGCCGCTGGCGGCAGCATCGACGGCTGCGCAACCAAGGGCAAGACTCGCGGAAAGGTGGTGTGACATGGCACTCAGGAAACCTATGCCGACTGGCGGTGCAGCACCGATGGCACGGGGCGTCCCCCCGGCGGCTGCAGCCGCTGCACGTCCGATGCCGCCTGCTCTTTCTGCTGCGCAAGGCGCTGCCGGGGCGCGGCCGATGCCGCCCGCGGCGATGGGCTCGGCACAGCCGATGGGCTCGGCACCCGCCGGTCCCCAGCTCTCGCAGATGGCGGCGATGAAGTCGGCCGGTCCGGGGCCGGGCTTGCCCGCGGGCATCGATCCGCGTGCCGTCGCTGCGAACCCTGCAGGGTACGAGCAGTGGAAGCAGGGTGCGGCGCAGCAGGCAGCGATGCCGATGGCAGGTGGTCCCCAGCCTCCGGGCGCAGTCGGTGGTCTGGGCGGCACTGCATCGATGGGTCCGCGTCCCGGCATGCCGCCACCGATGCCGGGTGCGCCCGCGAGCGGCATGCTGCCACAGGGGTTCGGTTCGGCACAGCCGATGGGCGGTGGCATGCAATCGATGGGTGCGTTGGGCGGGCCGATGCCGCCCGGGGCGCAGCAGAACTTCGACTCCATGATGCAGGCGCGCAACGCGGCGAACGCGCCCGTGACGCCTGCCGCTGCCGGTATGGCCGGCAAGGTCATGCCCGGTGCGCCTGTTGCACGCTCGATGGCGATGAAGAAGGGTGGCAAGGTGCCCGAGAAGTACGCCAAGGGCGGCAGCGTCGGCGGGCGCGGTGATGGCATCGCGCAGCGCGGCAAGACGCGCGGACGCATGGTGTAGGGCTCGTGGCCACCTCCGGCACCGCGATCGCCAACTTCGAGCTTATCGACATCATCGAGGAAGCCGGGGAGCGTTGCGGCGTCGAGATTCGCGCGGGCCATCAGGTCCGCACCGCACGCCGGAGCCTGAACCTGCTCCTGATGGAGTGGGCGAACCGCGGCCTGAACCTGTGGACCGTCGAGAAGGTCGAGGTGCTGCTGGTCCCGGGCACTGAGACATACCTGATGGACCTCGACACGGTGGACGTGTTCGAGGCAGTGATCCGCACTGGCACGGGCACCAGTCAGACCGACCTCGTGCTCAATCGCATCAGCGGTGCGATCTACATGACGATCCCCAACAAGACGGCGCAGGGTCGGCCGTACCAGCTCTGGGTCGATCGGCAGATTCGGCAGCAGATCGTGCTCTGGCCCGTGCCTGACGCATCGATCCCCTACACGATGGTCTACTGGCGCCTGCGTCGGCTGCAGGACGCCGGCACGGGCCTGAACACCGAGGACGTGCCCTTCCGCTTCGTGCCGGCGCTGATCGCGGGGCTCGCCTACCAGATGGCGCTGAAGTTCCCCGAGGGCCTGCCGCGCGTGCAGATGCTCAAGGAGCAGTACGACGAGGCGTGGGGCCTCGCGTCGGATGAAGATCGCGAGAAGGCGCCCGTGCGTTTCGTGCCGAGGATGATGCCGATATGAGCATCCCCTACGCATCACGCTACAACGCGATCGGGTTCTGTGACCGCTGCAACTTCCGCTACAAGCTGGGGCAGCTCCAGAGCGAGTACGTCGCCGGTCGCAAGACCAATGTGCTCGTGTGCCCGACGTGCTGGGACCTTGACCATCCGCAGAACTGGCAGGGACGCGTGCCTGTGTTCGATCCGCAGGCTCTCCGCGATCCCCGCCCTGATCCGTCGATGGCCGCGTCGCGTGCGCTCAACCCCGACCCGGTGCCTGTCGTCGAGCCGCCGATCGGCCCGCCCGAGCACAACCCCTGAGGAGAGCCACATGGCCACGTCTCGTTCGTCACTGCCCAAGGAAATGATGCCGCTCAGCTCGACGCCGCCCAAGAAAAAGAAGGGCGGCTTCGGTGAGCTGAAGGCCGATCCCTTTGGTGCAGCTCCGGTTGCACCAAAGGGCAACCCGTTCGCCAAGAAGCAGCCCAAGGGTTTCGCCGAGGGCGGCGAGATCACGGTGGGCTCCGGCAAGGAAGCCACGCCGGGTGCGCTGCCGAAGGCGGGCCGCAAGGTCAAGCCCACGGGCGGCGGCACGATGCGCGGCGCTGGCGCGGCCACCAAGGGCAAGCACTTCCAAGGGACGTTCTGAGTCGTGAACTACGCGGAACTCACTGCTGCGGTTGAGAGCACGATCGGGAATCCGTTCGCACCGGCCGACATGATCAACTTCACGGTGCAGGCCGAGGAGAAGATTTACAACGCCGTGCAGATTCCTGCGTTGCGCAAGAACCAGATGGGTGTGCTGACGATGGCCAACCCATACCTCTCGCTGCCGACGGACTTCCTCTACAACTATTCGCTGGCGATCGTCGAGCCGGTCACTGGCGAGTACTTCTACGCGCTCAACAAGGACGTGAACTACCTGCGCGACATGTTCCCGAACCCGACGCAGCAGGGCCGGCCGCGGGCCTATGCGCAGTTCGATGCGGACACGTTCATCCTCGCGCCGACGCCGGACTTCCCCTACGAGGTCGAGCTGCACTACGGCTTCTACCCGGAGTCGATCTCGACCGCCGGCACGTCGTGGCTCGGCGACAACTTCGAGGGTGCGCTGTTCAACGGCGTGCTGATGGAGGCTGCGCGCTTCATCAAGGAAGAGCAGGACGTGATCGCGATCTATCAGCAGATGTTCACGGATGCGATGGTGCTGCTCAAGCAGCTCGGTGACGGCAAGCTGCGGCAAGACACCTTCCGCACACCACAAGTGAAGGACACGGTGCGATGAGTACTCTCTCGAAGTCAAAGGCACACGATGCCGTCTCGGCGGCGCTGATCATGGGCCCGCACGTCGAGCCCGCGATGGCGCAGGCCAAGGGCTACTACGTGATGGAGTGCTTCGCGCCCGATGGGACGCTGAAGTGGGGCTCGCGCTCCGAGAACCTCGTGGTCAACGTCGGCCTCAAGGACATGTGCGAGAAGTACTTCTCGGGCGCGGCGTACACGGCAACGTGGTTCGTCGGGTTGTATGGCGCGGCAGCGTCGAACAACCCGGCGGCTGGCGACACCATGTCGTCGCACGCGGGCTGGACCGAGGTGGTCCCGTACAGCAACGGCACGCGCGTGGCAGCGACGTTCGGCACGGCGACGACGGCGAACCCGTCGGTCATCACCACGCAGCTCGCGCCCGCGGTGTTCAACATCAACGCGAGCAGCGTCATCGGCGGTGCGTTCCTCACGTCGAACAGCACCAAGAGCGGCACGACCGGCACGCTGTTCTCCGCGTCGGACCTGCAGGCGCCGGGCGATCGCACCGTGGCCAGCGGCGACATCGTGAACGTCACGTACCGCTTCGAGCTGACGGCAACTTGAGCAGGATGACATGTCATCGGGTGGCTGGGGATCAGGTGGATGGGGCGTGTCTGCATGGAGCGGTGGCGTCTACGACGGCGACATCGTTGAGACAGCTTCGGCCATCGACCAGACAGCCGTAGCCGCCAGCACGTTCTCAAGCCTCTCGATCATCGAGCGCGCGAGCGGTATCGATGTCACCGAGGTCGCACCCAGCACCTTCTCCAGCCTGTCGATCATCGAGCGCGCGAGCGGCATCGACCTGCCCAGCGCCACGGCCGAGATGCAGGCCAGCGTCCTCGTGACCGCGAGCGGCATCGATCTGCCGAGCGCCACGGTGAACTGGCTGACCGAAGTCATCGAGATGGCGACGGTGGCCGAGCTGTTCAGCGCGATACCGAATTACGCGCTGGTCGTCATCGAGCAGGCGAGCGCCCTCGACAAGGTGACGCTGGGCAGCTTCTACGACGTGACCATCGTGGAGCTAGCGAGCGCGATCGACAAGCCGAGCGCCACGGTCGTTTTCCCGGTGGAGGTGCTGGAGCAGGCGAGCGCGCAGGACTTCGCTTCGGTGCTCATGGAGATTTTCCAAGAGGTGGTCGAGACGGCGGGCGGTGTCGAGCAAGCCTCCGTCATGCTGGAAGTGACCGTGGCCATCATCGAGGCTGCTGCAGCGATGGACCTGATCAGCGCGCGGTTCCTGTGGGAGCCCGTGGACGACAATCAAAGCGGATCGTGGACGCCTGTGGACGACGCACAGGGCGGCTCATGGACCCCGGTAGACGATGCGCAGCCGCCCGGCTGGACGCCCGTCGTAACGCCCTAAGGAGTAGTCATGCCGAGTACCTATACCTCCCTGCTGCGGCTGACGCTGCCTGCCGATGGCGAGCTGATCGGCACATGGGGTCAGGTCGTCAACAACGGCATCACGACGCTGGAAGAGACTGCGATCGCCGGCACGACCACGATTGCGATGCCGGACGCGAACCGCACGCTCACGACGGCCAACGGCGCCACGGACGAAGCGCGGGGCATGGTGATCGCGCTCTCGGGTGCGCTCACTGCACAGCGTGATCTTGTTGTTCCAGCGACCAGCAAGATTTACTTTGTTCGCAACTTCACGACGGGCGGCTTCGGCGTCAACGTCAAATCGTCGTCGGGCACGGCCACTGTCGTGCCGAACGGCCAAGCGATGCTGCTCTGGGTCAGCGGTGCTACGGGCAGTGTTTCTCCGGCGGTTACGTCGCTGGTGGGAACGGGGCAGATTCTGCTGGCCGATGGCAGCGCCGCGTCGCCGAGCCTGTCGTTCCTGAGCGATACCAACACGGGCATCTACTGGGTCAGTGCCGATGACCTCGGGTTTGCGACAGGTGGTTTGCAGCGGATGCAGCTCGATGCCAACGGTACGTTGTCGTTCGCTGTTCCAACGAATGCTGGTGCACCTCCGATTCAAACGATCGCTGCGGCCGGAGGTTTCAACGGTGATTT